GTGACAAATGAGCGCACATTCATCGATCAGATTGCAGCTAATGCCGGAGAAGATCCGGTCGTGGTCAATCGCGTCATCGAGGAATTCTGCCTTGGCCTGCGACGGGGCATCGACGAGTACAAGGGAATCAATGGTGACTACATCGGGGAACAGCTTCATTGGGATATCAGCAATCGGGCTTTCTTTCACCTACTAGGGTTCCTTGACCTGTTCTCCGAAAAATACCAATGGGAACCGGGCTCGGCCCGTGAGTACGTTTCCCGCCTATTCTCCGAGGATGAGTGGAAACCCTTCAGTCAGGAGTATTTCCGTGCTCAGCCGCACAACCATCAGCAGCCCGTCGCTTCTGGCAGCGGTGCGATCGATGAATTCTGCTCAGCGGCATATGCTTGCGCAATGAGTCTGATGAGCAACGCCGACTATGTACAGAAGGAACTGACGAACGTCGAGTTGCCCACAGATATTCGTGCTTCGGTCGAATCCCTCTGTGCGGACTGGATCGGAACCAAGCATGATGTCGTCCACGAACTCGCCGAATTGAAGGACAGCGCAAACATCGAGGATCGTATTCGCCGCATCATGGCTTGGCTCGGCGAAGATATGGTCAAACTACAGGAGCAGGTGCGCAAGTTAGAGGCTCTGGCAGGTTCAGACGATCGCTTCAAGTTGGCTTATTTGTTAGTCGGCGAATCCGGCGGAAACATTCTGAGAAGCTTTGTTGCCGCTGGCGAGTCTGCGGATCGAGCACTGGAAGCTGTCTGATCCGAGATCAGGTGTTCCGAAGCAACCAAGCGGCCTCAGCCTCCCGCCGCGTGACAAGGCCCGGCAGCACTTTCCCACCGCCATAGACCCACCGGCGCAGCTCCTGGCCAGCCGCAACCCAGTCGCGTTGGTTGATTCGCCGCCGCAGCGTCGATGCCTGCAACCGACCAGCACCAAGGTTGAAGGTGAAATCCACGATGGCTGCCAGCCGCCCCTCGGGCTCGGTGGCCAGTACCGGGCAATAGCGCAAGGTCGCCACCAGCGCCGTTTGCAGATCACGTGCCAGATAGATTTCGGCTTCTGCTTCGGTGATCGGCGGATGCTTTGGGTCGCACAGGTGGCCGTAGCCAATCGTCCAGTATCCGGCCGGGCAGATGTACGGCTGTGCCCGACCGGGATCAGCCCTCGCCGCCCGGTGGAAGCCTTCGAAGCGCTTGGCCAGCTCGATGGCTGCTTGCGGCACTTGGGTCACGGCCGAACCCGGTCGAATACGCGGCCGAGGAACCAGAAGTTCAGCACGCCCGCCCACAACGCCTGATCCGCTTCCGTCCAGGCGTGCAGGATCGCCGTGCCCCAACCAGCACCGGCGGTGACGGCAGCCGCAAACGCTGCAGTCTTGGCCGCGCAGTAGAGCGCCATGAACCAGTAGGTGATCACCGGCCGCACGCTGATCGATAAGGCATCAGCCCAACGCACGCCGGAACGCTGCCCCTGCGCCGCCACGGCTTCTTTCAGCGCATCGATGGCACCGGCATTCCACGCCGCATCGGCACTGGCACCGATCTCGGCCATCCGCTGCGCACCGCGTAATTTCTCGAATTCCAGCGCCTTATCCTGCATCGCCAGTTCGTGGCTGCGCTCGCCCTTGCGATCCATCCATTTCAGAATTTCCGGGGCTAGGCGAAACGCACCACCCAGCAAACCGCCCAGTAGCGTTTCGATCATTGCCCACCTCCGAATAGCTTCAGTTTCAGGAACGCGCCGGCCAGCAGCGCCATGACCAGGCCGGTGACCAACATCTTCACGATGGTCAGGCCAGCGGTTTTCTTGGCCTCATTGAAGGCATCCAGCAGGCCGCGCAGTTCACGGATGTCGTGCGCAGCCTCTGGCCCGTCGAGGCCGACATCGGCCAGTGCATGCCGGGCACCGCGTTCGGCGGCGAGCTCCAGCATCGCCTCGAATTCTTCCTGCGGGATGGTCACCATCTTGCGGCGCTCCATTGGTGTGGAATCCATGTTTTCCTCCTCCAGAAATGCAAAACCCGCCTTGTGGGCGGGTTCGCGTGGTTGGTGAAACGGTGTCAGATGGCGATGCCAGCACTCCAGCCTGCCGATTTGTAGGCCGAGAGCACGGCTTCGTCCTCGACGTAGCAGAGCCAGCCGACCTTCGGCGTGTAGTACTCCCATGCGCTCGCCACGCGCACGGCGATCTGGTTGGTCTTACCGGCCCAGACGCCAGTAGCTGCGGCAGGAATGATGTAGCGATCACCGTCGACAGGACTGGCCGGCGGCGTGGTCAGATCCCGATCCTTGACCGAGAGTCCGACCAGCGCGCCAAGCCGTTTCAGATTGGTGTCCATGCTGGTATGCCAGCCCGACTCACCGAGTGTCCAGCCGTAGGTGAGTCCGAGATTGGGATCAGTGCTTGCCATTAGATGCCTCCATAGTATTTGCCATAGTTCAGGCCGTACCCTGCGCGGTCGACGCTGCGGGTCTGTTTCTGCCAGCTGGTGTAGCCAGCGCGCACGGCTTCGATCTCAACCTTGAACTTGCCGTTGATGCGGCCCAGTCCGCTATCGGTCGCCTCGTCAGCAGAGAGATACGTCCAGGTGGTTGTGGTGAGCCCCGTCAGGGTTTTCTGGAGCGAGTTGTTCTCGTTGTAGAAGCGCACCGTGTAGGTCACGCCCACCTCCGGGCCGATGTTGCCCTCCGACTGCGTCACCAGATAGACCGTCTGCTGCATGCGGTCACGGTGGGCCCAGGTGAGTGCAATCTGACCGAGAATCGTCGTCGGCCACATCACGTTATTCACCTTCACGTTCCCCGGTGGATAGGGACGGATCATGCGGCCTGCAAACGTGTAGCTGTCTGCTGGTGCTGCGGATTCCGCCAGTCGCCCAAGGCCAGTCGCCGGAAGCATCTTGACCTGCAGCGACTCGCCAGAGAGGTATTGCTCGGTGACTAGCGCCTCGAACGCATCGGCGAACCAGATGCGCGCGGATGCCAGATGCGGTGCCGGCACTGTATCGAGCACGCCGCGATCCACCGTGACGGTGCCCGTCACCAGATTGATCGCCTTGACCGCCACGATCTCGTTGTCGAGGTAGGCGTAAGTGTTGAGCTTCACAATGTCCAGGTCTTGGCCATTGCCGATGCTGAATACCGTGGCCTGCTCATCACAGGCATTGATGAGCGTCGCATTCGGCGTGAAGCCCATCGTATCCACCTCAGCGTAGGCAGCGCTGCCCTGGCGCGTCAGCAGTTTGACGTTGAGCGAATCACCGGACGGGCGACTCGCGCAGGCCACCAGCAGTCCGCCCTGTGGGTCGAGTTCGTTTTGTGCAGTCGCCGATTCGCCGACTACCCGTTTGACCACGGTCCACCACGGCGCTTCGTTCAACCGGCGATACGGCACCGGGGCTGGCGAGGTTAGCGGAGATACCCACGAAGTCGGGGTCGGGGACACGTAGGAGGCGGACGGCAGGCCGAAGATGTCTTCCACGCACTCGATTCGCACCCGACCGTCGGTCAGCGTGCCATAGGACACGCGCACGACTCGCATCACCAGTTGCGCAATACCCAGTTCCGGCCAGGTGAACTTGAATACGTCGCCGATATTGAGATTCGATGCCTGCCGATTGGCGATCAGCGTGGCCTTGGCCAGCGGTACCGAGAGTTGCTTGAGGTCGCCCAGCGCCACGCGGGACGCCAGGCTGCCATTGCTGATTCCTGGATAGTCGACCGTCGCCGACGAAACAACACCACCCGCCAGTTCCAGTGCCGCCAGGTCATGCACCGTGATGGCGGCGTCCTTGTCGGTGGAACGATCTCGGTAACGGACGGTGATCTGATTGACGAGTTCCGATTCCGAGGGCCGGGAGAAACTCTCCAGTTCAAGAATGTTCGAGGCATCAAGCACCAGCAGGCTGGAAACGTTGTAGTCAGCCCGAGCCAGTTTCAGAACGAACTTGCCGGTACGCGGATGGACGTAGAGCGTGCCATCAATGTGCCGGAGTATCTCGGCGATGAATTCCTCCAGCGGCTGCTCGCGATCCCAAAGCAAGGACAGTCCGTACTGCTCCGAGGCCAGCGTGTTGGCTGCCGTCTGGAAACTGCTCGCATCGATTTCGCTGGCGGCGTAGCCCAGCCCCCAGGTGGCATTGTTCAGGCACTCGTAAATGATGTGTGCCGGGTTGGCATCACCATTGATGTAGCCACTCCCCAGGGCAGCCGGAGCCGGGATGCGTCGTGCCTCGATGCTCCACGGCTTGATGTAGGGGTTCATCGCCGACAGTTGGCACTGCTGAACGATGATCGAGACCACCCCTCGGAAGGCCGGAATGACGCTGCCGAGTTTCTGCTGCAGATAGCCCGAGATTGTTTCCGCCGGCCCGCCCAGCTTGACCTCGACGTAACCCTGAACGCCACCCTCGCGCGAATCCCCGCCGAAGAGTTCCGGGGCATTCACGTAGAGCGTCTGCGAAGACGTGACGCTGCCACTCCACGCCGTGCGTTCGCCGACGATGATGCGCGTCACCGCATCCACCGGGCCGTGGCAGATCGCCAGGTGCAATCCGGCGTAATAGCGATGGCCGACGACATACGATGACGAACCGCCACCGCCTTTACCTCCGCCACCCATTTACGTCATCTCCTGCTGTTGCTCGCGCTGCTGTTCGACGGCATCGGCCAGCCGGCACGCCATGGCATCGCCGGTGGCGCGCAGCCAGTCGGCGGTCACGCCGTGTTGCCGGAAATCGTCGAAGGTCACGCCATCGCGCGGGAACCACTTGCGTAGGCCGGCATTGCAGTAGCCGAAGGCCTTGGCGTCGTCGTGCGTCACAATCATTTCTTGCCTCCACTACCGGACGATTGGCGAATCTCGGTGGTCTTGACGTCGCCGTACCAAACGACGTTGGCCTGACGGATGACGCGCGTGCCGAACAGCACTGGAATGGGTTTTCCGGATTCCGCCACTGGCACATCGAGGTTGCCCGGCGTGGCGGAAGCAGGCTTGGGCGGCTTCGGCGCAAGCAGCATGCCGATGACCGTGGTGATCACCCAGATTGCAATCTGTACCCACATGGATCTGTCCTCAGACGATGGAATCCCCGGCAAAGGGGTTCTTGGCGGGAATCCAGGGGAACCCGCCGAAATTGAGACTGTTGCCAAACTTGGACTGGCAGGTGGCAAACGTCCGGTCACAGCCGGCAAAGGCCTCGAACGCCACCCCTGCGGCCAGTCCCGGCAGCACAGCCGAAAGCGTGATGGTGTCGCCGGAGTGATTGGTAATCATGCGCGGCACGCCACCGACGCGCAGGTAACCCCCAGTCAGCCAGCCCGATGCCTGCGACAGGAAGGTACTGGAGATGACATTCAGTCCGGAGAACGACGCCACCGTGCCGGTGAGTTTGTAGGCTTGGTTGTTCACGCCGCATCCCGGATCGAACAGCGCATGGCGGCAACCGGTCTGGTAATAGGCACGCAAGCCAGGGCGTTTCAGGGCCGTGAAGATCGACTCGCAACGAATCTTCGCGGTACTACCCATGAAGGCGACAGAGGCCACGCGCCCCTTCCACCAGGTGATGTACTCGGAGTCACCGAGGTGATTGCGGAACACCGTGAGCGACACGACGCCGTTGGGACGCGCGGCCGCGAAGAGCTGCGCCACGGCGAAATCACGGGCGCATTCGAGGTCGATGCCATTCCGAGCAAACTCCGGTGACTGCTCGACCGCCGAGCGGCGGATCACGGCGGGTTGGTAGCTCTCGACCTGATAGGTGATCGCCTCGCGACCGCTCGTCACCGTCCACACCAACTGGCCAAGGACGAAGCGATAGAGTTCCACCGGCTGGCCGGCGGCCGCCGAGATTTCCTGCGTGTTGTAGCTCATCCTTGGATCCTGGTTACGACTTCACGCTGCGCACTGGTAGCGAGACTTCCGCCACACTGTCCGTCTGCCAGTTGATTTCGATCTGGTCGGCGTCGAGTCGGGTCTTCTCCAGAAAGTAGATGGCGACCCAATCCTCGGGATTGGCATCGAAGCCGAAGGACTGGTTGATTGCCATCACTTCTTCGTCGCCGGTAGTGCCCGCCCCGAAACTCGTGATGGTGCGGAAGTACCAGGTGCCGTTCTTGTGCAGGAAGGCCACTTCCGTGCGGCCCGGCATCGGATTGAAATAGAGCGCGTAGCCGCGCGAGGCCACCGTCATCACCGTCTGGTTGGAGAGAATTTTCTTGGTCGGGACGATGGAGGCTTCCCAGGTCGGGTGCCAGAACGCCGTCAGACGGCCCAGCCGGGCAGCCAGCCAGCCCCGGAAAGCCGAAATCTCCGCACGGTTCTTGAAGAGGTAGTCGAAGGATCGCCGCACGAAGGGACGCGCGGCATGGTCATCCACTGCCGTGATGCCGGTCTCGAAATCCAGCACCTCGGCCAGTCGCAGGTAGTCGGCATCGACATCGCGTACCCGATTCGGCCGTGTCGTCCAGACTGGTGTCGAGTTGAAGGTGGTCGCCGACTCCTGTTTCGCGATGGCCGTGGTGCCGGCAATGTCGAATACGAGGCGGGCCCGGGCGATGGCGTCGGTCACACGCGACACTGCCTGCGTCACTCGCAGACGGGCCGTGCGCGCCGGCGTCACGAACGCACCTGCAGGCCAGGTCTGCAGCAACGGTTGTTTCAGGGTCACGGCATTGCTCGCCACCGACAGCACTTCCGCCGCCTCGGTGTTGCGACTGTCAGAACCGATTACCAGCAAGCCGTCGGCCTCGTATTCGAGATTGGTAGTAGTCAACGGAATCACCGTACTGCCGGCCGTGACCGTGGCTGCCAGGACTGCCTTGTCGGGCCAGATGGGCAACGCATAGACCCGGGACTGCCAGCTTGAGAGCAGCACATCCAGCAGCGCCGCATCGTCGCGGCCGACCAGGATTGAGAATTCCAGCGAGCGACGTGGCTTGGCACGCAGGCTGACCCGCTGTTCGGTGCCGTCGCGGGCAGCCAGCACGTCGGTTGCCCACATCAGGCGCTCCAACCAGCCATCCGCCCAGTTGGGTTTCAGACCGAAGACCACGACGCGCCTACCGGAGATCGACAGGGTCGGCGCTTCGTTGGGAAACTGGAAGGTGAAACTTGCCTCGATCACCGGCGGCCCGTCGAGGCTGACCGAGACGTTGTGCAGGCGCGACTCCAGCATTCCGTAAGTGGTCGGCGGATTCGCCGGGGCAGCGAGCGTGATGCCGCCATCGTTCTGGCCATTGAGCGCCGACAGGGTCTTGGGGGCGAAATGGGCGTTCCAGACCTCGACCTGGCGCATCTGCGTCGACAGCAGGTTGCCCAGTGCGATCTTGGCCGGCAGCAGGTGGACGTGGTGATACCAGTCCTGCTCGAACTGACGAAGGACATTTCCCGCAAAGCCCACCACGATTTCGGCGACCGGCAGGTTGTTGGTCATCGCCCCCGAATTCGGCGGGTTGCTAGCCAAGGCGCTCGGGTAAGGCAACGTCAAAGGGGCCGGCAGGAACTTGTAGGCCGCACCGTAGGCAGGATCAGACGGCAATCCGGACGGCAGAATGGCTCCAGCGTAGGTCGTCATTTCAGAAATCCGTAGCCGCCGTAACTCATGCTGAAGACCATCCAGTCGCTACCACCCAGCGTGACGATGTCCTTGTTCACGTACTGTCCGTTCATGCGCAACAAGCGCACACCGGGCGCGAAACCCATCATCGAGTAGAAGTAGCTCGGCGTCGGGCGACCAACTTCAATCGTGCAGGGATACATGGGTGTCACGCCGTTGAAGGCGATGGGCGAATAGCTGTCGAGTTGGCGCGTGGTAGCGTTGTAGAAGGCCCGCACTGCATCCGTGCCGGAGGTGCCGACCTTCCACTTGTTCGTATTGCCGTCGATGTCGGCCCGAACATAAGTGCTGTAGGTGTCCGACAGGAAAGCACCACCAGTGAATGTGCAGGTCTTGGTGATCGCCCCGAAGATGAGCGGCCCGTAAGTGGTGCTGGCCGTCTGTACGATGCAATAGCACCAGCCATCGCCGCCGAAGAGGAAATACTCGGCGCTGCCCGACATCTGGGATACAGAGAACGAACCCGATGCGACGGTTTGCGAACTGTAGGCCAGCCCACTGTTGAAACTGGTCGAGCCGTACCAGGCGACGTAGCTCGCATAGGAATGCAGGTTAACAAACTGGCCACTGGCGGCGTGCTGAAGGTGCAGGCGAAAGTAGCCGGCATCTGCTTGGTACATCAGTTGCGTGTAACCGCAGACCCCGGTGGCGAAGAGCCGGATCTTGTCGAGGAGATCGTTCGGCGAGGTGGTTATGCCGGATTGAAATGCCATTGATTACCTCACATGGGCCGCATTACGCGAGTTTTAGGGCCCAGTAGTCGCTGTAGCCGGTGCGATACACGTCCTGCACCACCAGATGATCGACGCCACCGATGCTGATGATGTTCTCGACGGCATTGGCGTAGCCCGGTATGCAGTAGCAGCCGTCCATCTCCCCCAAGCCGGCCAGGATGAACGGCAGCAGCGGGTAGGAGCCGTCGGGGCACTCGCGCGTGTTGCTGCCCCAACTGTTCGGCCACATTGCCGACACCCCGGTCCACACGCCGGTCGGCGCGTAGTACGCACCCGAATACCCCGACGATTTGGGCAGGTGATTGCGGTATTGGTAGGAATTGCTCCAGCGCGTCGAACTGTTATAAGTGCCGCCGACTAGAAGCGGGTACGGGTATTGTCCCGGCGTGGCATAAGGCAGGAACAAGCCCAGATGCATCATTTCGTAATAGGTGCCGGTCTTGGCGACAAGGACGATGCGCCGACCGTTGGCGACGATCCAATACGGCATGGCGGAGGCCATCAGCAGCGCGTAGAACGTCCCGCTCGGGTTGTACTGGCCGTCGAAGGTCTGCGCCGCATTCCAACCGACGAAGCCACGCAGTTTCCAGTTGCCATAGTCAGCGCCGGCCTCGGACAGGATACCGACGTTAATTTGCTCCGTACCGGCAAGCCCAGGGCCCTGGAGCACCAGTTCTGCCGGCGGTCCGGGCACCCAGCGCAGCACTGACCAGCGCTCGTTGGCCGGCAGCATGTCCTGGGTGATGAACTGCTTGAGTCGGTTCAAGAGATCGAGATAATCGGTGGCAGTGCCACTGGTAAAAGCCATGGCTTACCTCAGTAATTCGCGCACGGCCGAGCCATTGCGTGAAAGCACGTTGAGAATGGTTTTTTCACCGGCGGCGGAATTCAGGTAGTCGGCCGCCATGCCGGGATCGATGACATTGACGATGCGCACCGATTGCGACGGTGAAGCAGCAGGAGCTTGGGCGATATCCGGTACCAGACCACCCTCGGCAAAGGCCAGACGCGGCCCCAACCAGCGGGGTGCGGCCAGACCGCCGTTCAGGGCATGCAGAAACTCGACGCCGACCCGGCGCACCGCCTCCGCACGCAGGACGTATTCCCCGGCGGACAGTCGTGCCGGAATGGAATCGCTGGTGGTCGTGCCTGGCCCTGTGACGTAACCACCGGACGCAAAGCCGGCCCACTGGAATAGCCCCGAGATCAGGCCACCCAAGCCGCCACCGCCGCCCTTGCTCATCCCGCCGAACAATTCTTCGGCGATTTTCTGCGCAGCGATGCGGTTGATCGCCGAAATCACCGAACGGGCAAAATCGGCAAAGGCATCCTTGGCCGATTTCGCCCCCGAACCGATCTGCTCGAACATCGTGGCGAAGGCGTTTTCCACGTCGCCGTTGATGCGGGTGGCGACATCGTCGGCCTCGGTCTTTAGGCTGGCGACTTCCACCTTGAGTCGGGCCACGCGGTTGATGGCTTCCTCCGACCCGGTGGATGCAGCCAGTTCCTGCATCTTCGGAATCAAGCCGTCCACTTCGGCGGCGGTCTGCTGGTGTAACTCGAGTACGCCGCGCCGCATCTGCGACTCGGTGAGCATCCCGGCGTCCTTCTGCACCTGTAGTTCGCGCTCGCGAATGGCCATGCGCTCCGTGACGACGCCGTACTGGCGTTCAAGCTTGGCGAGTTCCGCCAGGTCCGCCTCGACGTTGATCAGGCGTCCGACATCGGCCGCGCCGGTGGTGTCGCCCATGCGATTGAGTTTCTCGATGAGCGGCTGGTATTCACGTTCGAGTCGGGCGCGGGTCACGTCGCCACCCCCTCCACCCCCTGCGCCCCGGATCTCGGCCAAGCGGTCACGCACACGGGCGAGTTCGTCGGCCAGTTCCTTCTCTGCCTTGGCGGCAGCGTGGGCATTGGCGACCTCGACTTCGCTGCGCTTCATGTTGAGCACGGTGATTTCGCCTTCGAGTTTCTTGACCTCGGCCTTGGCCCGCAGGCGCTGCGCTTCGTCCTTGCCGCCGACCGCAATGGCCGATTGCGCGGTCAACTCCTGCTGTTTGGCCGCCAACTCCTGATCGATGGCCTGTTGCTCGATCTGCGTCTTGCGGCCGTAGTAGTCGCGGATCGAGACCAGACGGTCGTCGAGCGCGCGATCCAGGGCCGTCTTCTGCAGATCGAGCCCTTCCTTGAGGACTTTGAATTCGGCTTCGGCCTGCGCCTTGACCACCGCAAGCTGTGCGCCAGTCGTGTCCTTCTCCGCACCCCCGGCGGATTTTTTCTCGCACTTGCCATTGACCCATTGCCCACCGGATACCACGCAGGCGATGCGCTGCATGTCCTCGGTGGGCTTGCCGGTCGGCGTCTTCTCTTCGGGGCGCTTTGGACTGGTCAGATCATCGAGGCGCTGCTTCGCCCCCGCCAGTTCCTGCTCCCATTGGGCGAGGTTCTTCCGCAGCGTCGCCATCGCGCCATCGTTGAACTTGACGTCGAAGGGCATGAACGGCACGGGCGCCTTGCCGGTATCGACCTTCTTGCGCGTCGAATCGACCAGTTCCTGAATCCGCGCAACCTCGTCGCGGGCACGTTTGATCTCGGTGCCGTTGAAGATCAGATTGCCAACCCCGCCCAGACCGACCCACAACGCCTTCAACGTTCCCGCCTCATTGGCCGCTTCGCGCATGGCGTTGGTGATGTTCGTCAGTTCCGGCAGAAAATCACGGGCCAGTGCGATGCCGAGCGAGGAGCTCGATGCCTTGAGTGCCGTGAGGTTGTCGTTGAAGGCTTCCGCCGAGCGCGCCGTCTCAGTGGTGAGCTTGAGGCCCAGTCGTTCAGCCTCGGCAGTCAGTTGAGTGATGCCAGCCGCCCCCTGATTCAGGAACGGGATCATGTCCATGCCACTCTTGCCGAACAGCTTCACGGCGAGCGCCGTCTTGACCGCGCCATCCTCCAGGTTGGCGAAGACATCGGCCACCTGTAGCAGCACAGCTTCGGTGGACTTCATGCTGCCATCGGCATTTCTGACCGAGATACCAAGGGCATCGAAGACCTGCGCCCCGTCGCCGATACCGGTATTGGCCTCAGTAATGTTCTGGGACAGCCCCTTGATCCCCTTCTGCAGGGTCTCCAGGCTGACATCGGACAATTGCGCGGCGAAGCGCAAAGTCGACAGCGCTTCGACCGAGATACCGATCTTTTGCGAGAGCTTGTTCAGTTGATCGGCTGCATCGATGGCGCTCTTGATCATGGTGGCAAACCCGACCACGGAAAGCGATACACCAAGTCCGGCCAGCATTCCCTTGACCCGGTTCGATTCATCACCGAGCTTGGACAGGTTGCCGCGAATCGAGTCGAAGGCCGAGCGGGTCTGGTCAACGGCAGTAATCAGCAGTTGGGCGCGATCCTGAGTCACGACAAATTCATCTCTCTCAAATTTTGGTCAACTGCTTCTCGATTGCTCTGGCCAGGACGGGCATCTGGCCGCGTACCGTTCCTTCCAGATCGAAGCGGCGTTTCATGGACACCGCCGGTACCAGCACGGCAATGGGAATCTCTGTGCCGCGCTTGATCGACTTCGCGCCGGTGCGGCTCCGTTCCGCGCGCTTGAACCGGGTCAGTACCGAGGCGTTTTCCTTGATGTTCTCGGCCATCAGGATGGCCTGGCCGTTTTTGCGGATGAAATACGCGTTGCCCGAATGAATCAGCGTATCGATGACCCGTTTGAACGCTCGACGACCGATGCGGCGGCCTTCCTCGGTCAATGGAATTAGCATCCGGCCGGAGATGGTTCCACCCCGCACATGGATGCCGAGCCAGGGAATCTTCGAGCCGATTAGCAGCGCCGGCAATTTTTCGGGGTTGCGGTCATAGACCTTGGCCCGCAGCGATCTCACGAAGGCCGGTTTTCTGACCGTAAAATCGGCATTTACCCTGCTGCGCACGGCATCAGCAACGGTCTTGCCGCCTGATTGCATTCCGGTCGCGACCGCCTTGTGGATGGCAGCCTGCTTCTGCCGGCTCCAGGCATCGAGGCGGGACTTGTCGAGCAGGCCGGAGGCGGTCAGGGAGAGTTTCAGCACGACAGCACCTTCATCATCCGGCGCAATGCGTCACTGCTGCCCTGACTGCCGGTCGCCGTTACCGACAGGAGATTCGCCAGTTGCCGGCACTCCTGCTGGTCGATGGCGGCCAGAAAGGCATCGGTTTGCGCCAGCGTGTAGTTGAGAATGTCTGCGTAGGCATGCCCTGCGCCGATCATGCGTTGGAGGGCATGGCTCCAGGCGTCGGGTTTTCCAGTGCCAGGCCGATTCGCGCCGCTGCCTGCGTCACGCTCGGCAACAGGCGCCGGATAAAAAAATCGGCATTCACCCCGAACACCACTTCGGCCAGGCGCACAGCCTCATCGAGATCGAGCCCAGCCACCCAGTCGACCGGACGGCGCGTCGCAATGGCGAGAGCTGCGATCACCGCCTCGCCGTGCTCGGCCAGAATTGCCAGCCAATCAGGCGATGCTGAAAGATTCGCTGCGATGGGTTGTACCGCCCGAGCGAATGCTGGCACTTCGCCCACCTTGAGCGGCGTGAGTTCGATGTGCTCGCCAGCGATCTCGACGGACGCCGGCACCGGCGGCAGTGCCGCGAACATCTCCTTGCCCATCACAGCAACACGATCCGACCGAATTGGCCAAGCGCACCAGCAGCCGGCTTGGTGAGATCGGCCAGCACCTGCCCGGATAACTCGAACTTCATGAGTTCGGTGCCGATCACAGACAAATCTTTCGCCGGATTGATGGCCACCCGATAGAGGTCGATTACGACTTCCTTGTTGGCGTCGGCCGTGTTCAGACCCTCGAAGCGAACCCAGCGTTCTGGCAAGGGCTGCGTGAACATGGCCGTGACGTTGGCAGCACCGTAGCTGTAGCTGGCAGCAATCGCACCGGTCACACCGGTGATGTCGGTGAACTGAATGGAGCCATGCTTGGAATTGACCGTGTATTTCGTATTGGCGACGGTGGTAGCACCTGCCTTGATGACTACGGCAGAGACGTTCTGCTTGCCGAGCAAATAGAGTTTGCCGAGTTCCGCCGTCGCGATGACAGGCTCGTCGGTTACGGTGCCGGTGGTGACCGCCGTGGTGGATCCGTAGAGGGAGAGCTCCAGATTCGTCTGGATCAGTTCCTCCAGGGTGCAGGCGAACTCTCCTTTCTTGGTCTTGATGAGTTGCAAATCGGTCAGGCGCTGGCCGGATTGCGATTCCTGATGCTCCAGGGTCTCGACGGACAGCGAAACCTTCAGATCAGGCACGTTGCCGACGAAGGTGAGCCCCAGCGGGTTGCCATTGGTGTCACGCGCGCCGATGAAGACGCGACCTTGTCCGGAAAAATAGGCCATTGCTTACTCCTGAGTGATGTTGGGTTGCTTGCTGGGTTTGGCAGCTTGGAGCACCGGTTGAGCACTGCCGATTTCGCAAAGCCATTGCGCGAGATCGTCTGCCAGTTCGATGACATCGCCGGGGTTGCACGCCATGCCGGCATGTTCGTGAGGTTTGCTGAGAGTTACTTCCATGGTCTTAGCCCTGCGCAGTGAGGTCATGTACCAGGGTGCGGTACGTGACCTGATAACGTGTCGGAATGGCAGCCGCCGTGGCATCGGCATCCTCGATGTCCCACTCGCAATCAAGTTGCTGAAGTCCGATGCACAGGCCGCCAAAGTTGACGTCGGCAAACAGGGCTGCGTGAGCGGCAACCTGCAGACGATCGGCAATGACCTCGGCGGCTTCGCCGCTGGTTTCACGGGCCATGGCGACCAGGCGGACGATCAGATGGCGCTCGATACGATCATTGGCCCGCTGGGCAATGGACTCAGCTTCTGGAAAGAGCAGCAAGACCGGGCTCGCGTCGCGGCTGATGGCAGTAGTCGGCGATCGCTTGATCTGTGCGCCTTCTGCCTGCGCCAGGGGACTGAGTCGGTTGATGATCTCCTGCAATAGCCGCTCCCGAATGGATGTGGGCATTTGATTCTCCGAATGGGTACGTAAAATGGACGGCAAGGATCACGGGGAAACAAACCAGCATGGCCACCGCCACCAAAACCAAAAAACATCGCAGCAGTCAGTCGACGCCCGACCACTACACGATTCGTGTTGAACTTCTCGGCATTCGTCCGACGATCTGGCGTCGCATTCACCTGGACGGCCGGACTAGGCTCGATGCCCTGCATCACATCCTTCAGGCCGCGATGGGTTGGTCGGACTCGCATCTGCACAAGTTCGAGATCCGCGACAAGCACTACGGTGTGCCCGATCCAGAATTCACCGATCCTGGCTGGGAGGTGCTCGACGAGAAGAAATACCGCCTTAACCAGTTGCTCGCCGAAGGAGATTCCTGCACCTACCTCTACGATTTCGGTGATGGCTGGCAGCACCGCATCACCGTCGAAGCGATCAAGGACGTCAAACCAACGCCGAGCGATGGCGGTTTTGCCTGGGTCGAGGCTGGCGAGCGTGCCTGCCCGCCCGACGATGCGGGAGGCTCGGGCGGCTATCAGGACTTCCTCGACCGACTGGAAGATGATCCCTACGGGGATGAAACCAAAGCCTTCCGGGAATGGGCTGGCCTTGATTTCGATCCCGATCGTTTCGATCGCCAAGCAGTGAATGCCACCATCGCGCGTATGCTCTGGAACCGCTGGATCAAGATCGGCCCCTAAAGTCGGGTGAGTGTGGCCCGGCATTCAGAACCATCCCCAATGGCCCTGACTTCGCGGACGCGGTAGGTCACGCCACCGATCACGAGTTCGTGACCGCTATCCAGAATCGTCGCTTCGACCGGGTAGCGGATTGCATAGTCAGAGGACAAGCCCAGGCCATCGAGCACCTCGACATCGGGGGCACGAAAATCCACCAGGACTTCCGCGCCCCCAATGACGGCGGGTGTGAGCAAGCCAGCTCGCCCGGCTGCCGCATACAGATCAGTCAGGACGGTCATCAGGACATCGTCAGCTTGACCAGCACGCCCGGGCGATGGCACATCGGCAGCGGATTCGACTGCGTATGCAGATCGGTACCACGCTCGAACTTGCGGGAATCCTGCTTGGCGTACAGCGGCTGTCCCAGCGTATTGACGGTCTCGTTGAAATCCGCCGGTGCCACGTAGGTGCCGAAGGTATCGATGGTGCCTACCGGGAAGGCATGCGCTTCGCCGGCCGCGATGAAGCGACGGGTGGCGCCGTTGCCATCGGTGGCCTGACCGCGATACTCCTCGAAAACGATGCCGCCGAAGGTGAAGCCGGTGCGCACGTCGTCGCGCAGGATCGCCCCCTGCTGGAAGTTCTCGTAGGCTTTCTCGACCTTGGGATGGGCGATGAGCTTTTCGAAGAACTCTGGCGAACACAGGCAGCGCACGCCGGTCATGAACTCGCCGCGCAGGTTCTCCTCGATGTGCGCCAGGGTATCGACGCATTTCTGGCGGACGTTGGTGCTGTCCGTGGCCAGCGCGAAGTTGATCGCCTTCGGAGCGATGCCGAACTCGTCGTAAAGGTTGTAGAGCGTCGAGCCGTCGGCATCGAGGATGATGCCTTTGAGGGCACCCATGCGCAGGTGTTCCAGCGTGATGGCGTGCTTGTTGCGCATGGTTTCCAGATGGCGGGCCATGACGCCGGCCACGGTCTCCAGTTCGGTTTCCGAACCGAAGGCGCGCAGCCCCTGGACTTCGTCGGGGAGCACCACATCGTCGTGCGGGATGTGGGGCACGACGAAGGAGCGCATCTTGCGCTTGTCGCGTTGCCCCACGGTACCGGGACTGCCCACCGGCAGCGTCGGCAGGAGATTGAGCACGCCGTTCTTCTCCTCGATGAGGATCTGGCGGAAACGCACCGGCTTGACCGGGAACAGGTTGAGTGACTCCAGCCGGCCGTAGCGGTTTGGCAGAAGGTTGATGGCGGCCGTGAGGTTGGCCATCGAGAAAGCAGGATTCGAGAACGGGTTCTGCATGAGAAGACTCCTTTAAACAGCGTGGCGAACGAGCACGCCGGCCGCCTTGAGTTGGGCGATGGCGGCGGCTTTGTCCAGGGGGGTGATGCCGGCAGGCCAGGTCAGGGCGTGATCGGCGACGACGGCGTGACGGGCAATCAGAATCCCGTCCTCGCGATCGATCAGGCTGGCGTCGATCGAGGTGGCGAGAACGCCGACGGCGACCTCGGTGCCATCCGTCGCGGCCGGATCGATCTGCTTGACCTTGGCCGTGGTGGCGTCGATGCCGACCACGGTGCCGAGTACGAGGTTCTGGCCGGCGGCGACCGTGACCTGGTCACGCGAATAGAGATTGGGGGCTTCGTACTTGAGCAGATCGCCCAGATTGAGACCTTCGGTAATGACGGGCATGGCTTACTCCTTTCCGGTGAGTTTCTTGACAGCCGCCAACAGGGGATTGGCGGCAGATTGGGATTGCTGAGGCGCCGAGGCATCCGGTGCGATCGTCGAGCGGATTTCCGGGCTGTCGGCGCGGCTGGCCAGCAGCGCTTTACGGACTTGACCTTCAGAAGCGCCTTCCGCGAGGAAACGGGCCGTCAATTCCGGATGGCCGGCGAGTTGGCACAGTTCGGCGATGGCGAGTGCGTTGGTTCCGTTCTCCGCAGGGCGGGCTTGGGCGTCAGTGGCCGGCACTTCATTAGTGACCGGGGTCTCCGATTCGGGCTCGGGAGCTTTTGCCGGTTCATCGGTCAGTGGCTTTTCAGTTGTGTCAGGGTGAGACATGGTTGAGATCTCCATGGAAGTTGAAGGACTTGATGCGATGGGTGTTGCCAGTGAGCGCGAGGAACTCGATACCGCGTGGCCGCGCGCCCGACGAGCCACCAGAAAACTGCCGAATTCGGCGATGACCGAATCGAGGCTGCCGACGGCATCGACCAGCCCGGCACTCACCGCCTCCTCGCCGAAATAGATGCCGGCCTCGGTGGCACGCACCGCTTCGGCATCGAGCCGACGCATCGCAGCGACGTGAGTCACGAACAGGCCGTAGAGACGATCGACTTCGGCCTGGAGTCGGGCATGGGCATCAGGGCCGAGCTTTTCGTGGGGAGAAAAATCGTTCTTTTGTTCTCCCGCCGTAATCGGGGTGTAGCGATAGCCTTGTTGGGCATCGCGGGCGGTCTGGTCGACGTGCATGGCAATCACGCCGATAGAGCCCACGCCGCCGGTACGTGTGACCACCAGACGAGATGCCGCGCAGCCAATGGCATAGGCAGCGGAGTACGCGGCGTCCGACGCCACAGCCCAGATGGGCTTCACGGCATCGCCAGCACGGATCCGCTCGCCAAGTTCGAAGACGCCGCCTGCTTCGCCACCCGGAGAATCGATGTCGAGCAAGATGCCCTCGACACTCGGATCGCTGATCGCCGCATCGACCATGCCGGCGATCTCAGCGTAGGACGTGAAGCCCGAGGCCGGTTCCAACCCCATGGTGCGACGAACGAGCGACCCAACCACGGGGATCACGGCAACACCTGCAGGTGCATCGATGCGTGCCCGTGCCTGTGGGAGAGATGCCGCCAGTTCGGATTCAGGCCAATTCACCCGCTCGCCGAGCACCGACAGAATCACGTCGAGCTTGGCACGGGCGAGCAGAAGCGGCGTCCCGTAGAGACGGGCCGCAAGATGAGGTAAATGCATGTCAGGGGTTCTCCGGGGTTTCGGGGGGAACAACGGCTGGCGGCGCAGCTGCCAAGTCATGACGGGGGTCGGACTCAAACACCAACCCGAGCGCATCGGCCCGTGCGTTGTCAGCGGCAATCTCCCGATCAACATCTTCGGCGTCGTAGCCGAAGGATGAGATAGCCTCCGAACGGGAGAGCAGACCCGACCGGATGGCGGTGAGCATGGCGTCAAACTCTTTCTTGGGATCCACCCATTGCCAGCCCTGCGGAATCCACTTCACAGCCAGATACTCGCGTCGCTTGGCCTGACCGCCCCGGGCATACCCCGGCAAGGACAACGCCCCCTCAAGTGCTGCTTGCTCGATGAAGGCCTGCCAGATCGGTCGACACAATTGGTGGACGAGCACGGCGTGCTGCAAGGCTTCGCAGCGACGGCGAAACTCCAGCAGGCCGGCACGGATCGACGAGTAATTGACCTGGGTGAGATCCCCGGTCAGTTGTTCGTAGGTGACACCCATAGCAGCGGCGACGGCACGGAACTGCATACGCAGAAAGTCGGCATAGCTCGCGCCGACATCGGCCGGTTGCGAGAATTTGACGTCTTCGCCAGGCTCCAGGATCTGCAAGGTGCCGGGCTCCAGACCGGCTAGAGCCACCCCGTTGGCGTCCGAGACGCCTTCGCCCATCAGGTTGTCCTCGGGTGCCAGGCGCGTAATGAAACCGGCAAACATAGCGGCAGTTTTTTTGCGCACCAGTTCGGCATCATCGTACTGGTCGAGTTCATTGAGCTTGACCAAGGCCCGGGCCAACCAGGGTTCGCCACGAATCTGCCCTGGCCGCAGGGGGCGGAAGAGATGCAGGATTTCCGATGCATCGACACGGACCGTTTCAATGCCGCCATTGCCGGACATCGGTGCCAGTGCGCCATCCTCGGGATGTGCCCGATACAGGTGATAGGCCACACGCCGTCCGAGGCGGTCGAATTCGATGCCGGCGCGAATCACGTTGCCGTTCGCAGCCGTCGTGTTCATGGTCACCGGCAAGTGCTCCGGTTCGAGTACCTGCAATTGCAGCGCCACCGCCAGCCCGTCTTCTGGGCGCCGATAGCGGATCCGCACCAGTGCCTCGCCGCCCTCCAGCATCGCCCGGCAGGCCAAGGCTTGCAGGCCATAGAAATCAGTGAGCCCCGAAGCGTCGGCATCCAGCGTCCAGTCGCGCCAGAGCATCTGGATCCGTTCGCGCAATGCGGCATCCGCCACCAGGGACTGCGGCTTGATGCCGGTACCGATCGCATTGGCCACGTAGGACTCCAGCGCGGCATTGGCCCAGGCATTGCGGCGCACGAGATCGCGACTCTTGGTGCGCAGTTCGGTCTGGGTCGCCATCAGCGCCGCTACCGCACCCGGGTTGGCCGGTAGCCAGGCAAAAGAACGACGTCCACCACCAGCCGCCTCGTGCAGCGGACTGCCACCGAACATCCGGCGTGAGATTCGTTTCAGCCAGCGCATCTCAGAATCCCTTGCTCGTGGTGACCCGGATCTGGCGTGGTGCCTTCGGCCAGAGACCTCGGGCGACTGCCTGATCGTGGAGATCGCGCTTGACCGCGTCGATTGCCGCCTGGAGTTCCTCCACCGTACGGTACTCCACGGTCTTGTCACCAAAGGTGACGCGCCGCTCTCCCTTGGCCAGCGCCGCCTCAAGGGCGGTCAGTTGGTCTTCGGTATGTGCCATCAGCGATAGACCACCAGGTTCATCTCCGTGGTATCCGCCAGGGAGGTATTGCCCGTAGCGCACACCACGTCGACATAAGCCGCCGTCTTGGCATCCGATGTCGAACGTGCCAAGGCCGTCCTGGCGCTGCCCGAATTTCCGGTGCTGCGGGCAAACGCCAGCCAGCAGTAGTTCGCATCCACGAAGGGTTGGGAAAAAGTTATCCGGTAACGTCCCGCTGCCAGCCGGGTGACCGTTGCGACGTTGTGAGCGGCACTGATCTGGATGGCGGAACCGCTATAGCCAAAGGTCACCCAGGCACGAGCGATCCCCGGATGCTCAGGGCGTACCAGCGTCTTGATCTCGGCGGCGACCCGACTGGCCAGCGCAGCCATCTGTGAAACCAGGCTCATGATCAGGCGATCAACTGTGCTTCGAAGATGGCGACGAAGTCGGTGCTGGTGTCACCTATATCGGTACTGGCCACTGCGCCGATATTGGTCCGGGCCTGCAATTGCTCCGGCGCAGTCAAGGTTTGTGCAGCATCGAAGCGCACGCGCTTGTCGATGGCGGCGGTCAGCGCGGCAATGCCGGTCTGGTCATTCTGCAGGGCCTGCTGCAGTTCCAGCAGTGTGTCGTAAGCCGCATCGGCACCACCGAGAATCTGGGCACGCAAGTCATCGAGCAGCGTGACGATTTTGGAGGCAGAGAAGGTGGTGGTTGTACTGCCGGGGGCCAGATCATCGATGACGGCAACCGCAGCAATCGCCGCCTTGAGTTCGTTGATAGCGGCGACCAGCGTGGATTTGTCGGTCGTCGAGAGCGACGAGAGGTTGCCAATCTTGGCATAGACCGTCCTGAACTCGTCGGCGACACGGATGACCAGGCTGTGGATTTGGGTTTGCAGACTCATGATGCGATTTCCTTTGTGGTGGGTTTCAAGTCAGCCAGCGGCTGCGGATCAAACGACGTCCGCCATTGCGGACGCCAGAAACAGTGAGGCCACCTCTGTGGGTGGCCTCGGCATCGGGTACATCGGATAAATCGGGGGGATCAGCGCTGGCGATCCCGAGTTGCTTTTCTAGTTCTCGCCAGTGCCGATCCTCAAAGCGATCGAGGCCGGAGGCTGCGGCAGCGGCCCGGGCATAGACGTAACAGTCGAGTGCTTCGTTACGCTCCCGCATCTTCTGCCACTCACGGATGGCGAATCCGTTCCGGTCGCGCCGCGTAATCAACTGTTCGGCGCACAGTTGTTGCAAGAACTCGGCATCCACCTTGGGCAGATGGACAAAGCCGGCGGGGTAACGGATCGTCACGCCGTCCTCGGCCACCTCCGGTGCCTTGCGTAGGTTGTTATAGAACTCCAGCTTTGCGATGCCACCGGCCACCGAGAACACCTTGATGCCTCGGCGCAGTTTCTTGCCGCCGGACGTTGCATCGACGGCAGTCGGCGTGCCAACCAGGGCTGCACCACGTGCCACACCTTTGACGCCCATCAGACGCGGATCGCGCACACTTCGGACAAACGCATAGGCTTCCTGCGTCGCAAAGCCGGTATCCAGGGCAAGACGACCCAATCCAAGCTGGCAGCCGGTTTCATGCGTCCAGGTTTCCCGCAGCACGCCGGCCAGTAATTTCCACACCTCGTCGCGGGCGGTATCACCCATCAGCACGCGATGCTCGACGAGCCAGGATTCTTTGCCACGACCGAAGGCCCAGATCGAGACTTCGATGCGATCCTTCTGGACGTCGGCACCGGCAGTCAGCAGCAGGCCACCAACCGGGATGGTCCCGATCCGATAGCCCTCGCGGCGTTCCAGCAAGCGCTGCCAATCGGGTGCTTCGCCTTCCTCGACCCAGGTCTCCCCGAGTTCCGTGTTCTTGAAGGTCTTGATCGCGGCGGCGGATCCGGCTTCCTTACTGATGGCACTCTCCCAGGCGGCCGCGACATCTTTCCAACTGCGCCAGCCGATTGGGCTGTACAGACTCGACAAGTGAAACCCAGCAGTGCGACTAGCACCGTCAGCCATGGCCCGCCATTCGCCGTGCTCCAGCATCCAGGTCTTGTGGTGCTCCGGGATCGGCACCTCGCAGGACTCGCAGACATAGGCAGCGGTATCCGGGAAGTTGCCATCTTCACCACGCTCCCAGCGCAGTTGCTCGAAGCGCAGCCATTGCCGGTGCCCACAGTGAGGGCACGGAACAAAGTAGCGCCGCTGATCACTGGCCTCGTATTCCCGCTCGATGGTGCTGACACCGGCAATCGTCGGCGTCGACACAATGAATATCTTGCGCCGAGAAAATGTCCGGGTACGGGCCTCAGCCAGTGCCACGGCACTGCCTTCGCCATCGACGTCAATCGGATAACCATCGACCTCATCGAGGAACAAGTAACGCACCGGCATTGAACGCAATCCAACCGCGCTGTTGGCTCCGGTCATCACAAGGACACCACCGCGAAACTCCTTCGCCAGTATCGTGTTGCCAGAGTCGCGACTCCTGGCCGGCGCGATCAACTCACGCAGGATTGACGATTCATCGATCAGCGGATCAATCCGCTGCTTGGAGTTGCGCTTCGCCATTTCCACGGTCGGCCAGACCGCCATCATTGGACCGGGGGCGTGATGAATCACGTAGCCGATCCAGTTGCTGCCCATCTCGGTCGCACCCAACTGGGCCGCTTTCATGAACACCACCCGCTCGACCGGCGAGGTGGGCGACAGGCAATCCATGATGGCCTTCAGATACGGCGTGCGGCTGGTACGCCAGCGGCCAGGTTCTGACGAAGCCTTGGAGGACAACATCCGGTGCCGATCCGACCATTCCGATACCGACAACAGTGGATCCGGGACAAGCCCCTCCCGCCAGGCACGCTCGATATCGAGGGCGCCTTCATACTCTTCCTGTTCCATCAATCCACCCGAGGCCGCATGTCACCGAGTTCGATCAGGTGATCGCGCACGGCAGATTCGAGGGCGACGTGCAGTTCATGGGCGTCGACTTCCAATTTGGCAGCCATCTCGGCCGAAATCCGGGCTGGCCAGTTAAGCCAGGCATCACGCTCCGTGCGGGCGAGGCGAAACACATGGGCGATAGCCTGCGAACGATCGACCAGATCGCCCTTGAGCTGGGCCAGGCGCACCTTGTTGGTCTGCGCCTTGACGACTTCGTTGACAGTCCTGGCCTGCAACAGCGAGGTACCGCTTGCTGACAGCGTCGGGGCGACAGGTTCGACCGGAGCACTTGCCGGGCGAATCGGCTCCGCTGCCGGCGAAGCGGTTTTTGCAGCGACTGGCTTGCGGGCCGCCACCGTGTTCTGTGCCCATTCGAGATCGGCGCGATTTGGTTCAATCGTGCCGTCTGCCTCCGGCGTGATGCGTCCGGTATCGATCGCCTTCTTGACTGCTACATGAGAGACGCCGCGATGGCGAGCGTAGGCGCGTATCGACAAACCCATGATTTACATCAAGCCGATCGCAGAAGTTTTTAGACGTCGCGATTCAGTGCTTGGCTTTCCTCCAGAACAGCGCGTTCATGCAATCACCATCAACCATCCTGAAGGAGATTGACATGAGTTACCCAATCAAAGCCCAGGTCGGCGATTACATCCGCATCGACGGGCGCGTACTGCGCGTGGTGTTTGTGAATGATCGAGACGAGCAACCCGAGTACGAACTGGAAAACGGCAGTTACATCGGCAACCGCGATTTCAGCTACGACGACGTCCTCCTCGAATCCGAGGTGCGCTGAAAGACCTGAAGCCAAGCAGGAATAGCTTGGCTTCACTCTTGAACAGCGCGTTCATGTCATCACCATCAACGACGCCCAAGGAGACACACATGAGCAAGCAAACCCCTCAAGTCAACCAAGCCCTCGAAACCCTGCTCCAGCAGATCGCACTGGACCACCTGTTCATCGAAACCCTGGAAACCCGCAACAGCGACCGGATGGACTTCCACGAGGTCAGTGTCTGGGGCGTCAAGAGCGCCCTGATGGCGGCCTACGAGGCGGGCCGACAGGCCGCGAAGCAGGCCTGAAATAGAAGCGGAAAGCACTTGGCTTCACTCTCGAACAGCGCGTTTATGGCCACACCATGAACCACCCAGAAGGAGCATCAAATGACCACCATCCAACTGAGCCATGCCCAGCACGCCATCCTCGCCTACGCCATAGAACACACCGGCGGCAAGATCGAATGGTTCCCTGACAACATTAAGGGCGGTGCCCGCACCAAGGTGCTGGAGGGCCTGTTCAACAAGGCCCTGGTCACCCGCGACAGCACCGACTGGTTCGTCGCCGCCGAGGGCTACGACGCCCTGGGGCGCGCACGACCGACGCGGGCGGCCATTCACCCCGACCCGGAGGTTGAGGCCGCCGTGTCGGCGGCTGAAGCCAACTGGGCGCAAGAAAAGCAGTACGCGGCAAAACGCCTGCTCAAGATCGGCGTCGAGGGCAAGCCCCGCACCCGTGAGAACAGCAAGCAGGCCACCGTGATCCAGATGTTGCAGCGTCCCGAGGGCGCCACCATCAGCCAGATCTGCGCGGCCACCGGCTGGCAAGCCCACACAGTACGCGGCACCTTTGCCGGTGCTTTCAAGAAAAAACTCGGGCTCAACCTTGCCTCCGAGAAGCCCGAAGGCGGCGAGCGCATCTACCGGATTGTCTGACCGGAACCGGGGTGGCGACACGCGCCGCCGCCCCCAAATAAAGATTCAGAATGCCCTTGGCTTCTCAATCAAACAGCGCGTTCATGTGGGTGTCGAAACAATCCACTGAATGGAGACCATCATGAGCACCAGCATCCGCGCACGCTTTACCCGCAAGCCCTGCAGCATCGACGAGGTTCATCACAACAGCGATCCAAGTGCACCGCCCGAGGTCATCACGATCGAGTTCCGCAAGGAGCTGACCGCAACCGAGTACGACGCCTTCGCCAACACTCTGTTGGAAGACCGCGATTGGCTAGCAGGACGTGGCGGCCATGCTAATGGTCACCGACGTGTGGTCGAAGTCTGCGCCCCCGGCCGCACCACGCTCTACGTCGATCCCTCCGGCAGCAGCTACGGGCGTTACGTCGGGGTGGCGATCGAGTCGCCGACACCCAGCAACGACCAGGCCAGCGCGATTCGCTGGCTGCTCGACAATCGCCGGCCCGAAGTCAGCATCGATCAGGCGCTGCGCACCCTGCGCATCGCATTGTGCTGCGACGCCGGTGCCATGGAATTGCTCGACCAAATCGCCTCGGAAAAATGATTCAGATTTCTGCGATGAAGAGCTTGGCTTCTCAATCAAACAGCGCGTTCATACGGGTGTCGCAACGATCAACCAGAAGGAGATAACGATGACCACCCAGCAAAACATCCCCGCCAGCCAGAACGACGCCTGGGGCTTTTTTGGCACGATGAACGACACCGCCGCAGCCGCCTGGCCGATCGCGATGACCGCAATTTCGGATGCCACCTACCAGCCCCTCGAATCGGTCAGGCTGTTCCTCGACAGCCGCCACGGACGCCACTTTGCCGACGACGTCCTCAACGAGATGCTCCGGGGCCACACGATCCAGCAAGCCATCGACGCCGCAGTAACGCGGTGGATGGGCTGGACGATTGGCCGCCAGACCAGCAAGGATTACGGCATCCCCAAGGGACTGCCTTACCTCACCGGCTTCGTGATCCACTGCGAAGTGACCGACGAGTCCTTCGAAGCCGAAGCAGCGTAAGGGGATCACCATGGCCGCCGTCGTCACCACCCCGCAACTCGAAGCCAACTACAACACATTCATCGCCGAACTGACCAAGCTCACTCGCAAGTACGGCGTGGCAATCCAGTCAGTCGGCGGGGTCATCCTCGCCGATGACCCCGCCGAATTCGGCAACGTCACTTACTGCGCCGACATCACCAGCGGCGACCTCCTGCCGGAGTTCCCCACCGACTGACAGCGCGTCGAATGCCACGCCATCGGACAGCCTGATGGCCTTCGCCCCGGCATAGTCCTGCCAGCGGCGAACGATCACATCGACGTACTTCGGGTCCAGTTCGATCAGCCGCGCCTTGCGGCCCGACTTGTGCGCGGCAATCATCGTGGTGCCTGACCCGCCGAAGGGATCCATGACCACATCCCCGGGGCGACTGGAATTACGGATCGCCCGTTCCACCAGTTCCACCGGCTTCATGGTCGGGTGCAGATCGTTCTTCTGCGGTTTCTTGATCTGCCAGACATCGCCCTGGTCACGGTCACCGCACCAGTGACGATCGGCGCCCTCGGGCCAGCCATAGAGAATCGGTTCGTACTGACGCTGGTAGTCGGCACGCCCCAGGGTGAAAGTATTCTTGGCCCATATAACGAAGGTGGACCAGTGGCCACCCGCCGCACGGAACGCCGCCTGCAAGCGGTCCAGTTCGCTCGACGACATGGCCACGTAGATACCACCCTGGCAATGCGCCACGGTGGGCGTCAGTGCGGCCAGCAAGAAATCGTAGAACCCGTCACCGAGGTTGTCGTTGAGGATCGCGCGGTCCTTGCCGCGCATTTTGTCCTTGGCCGAGTTGGCGTAATTGACGTTGTACGGTGGATCCGTAAATACCATGTCGGCGATCTCGTCGCCCAGTAAAGCTGCGTAGGCATCGGCATCAGTCGAGTCCCCGCAGAGCACACGGTGCTCCCCGCAGAGCCAGACATCGCCGGCCCTTGATACGACGGGGCCAGTGTCTTCCGGAATGGAATCTTCGTCGGTATCGCCTTCGGTGGTTGTTTCCTCACCGGCGAGCAGGTCGGCCAGGGCATCGGCATCGAAGCCGGTCAGGGACAGATCGAAGTTGTCATCCTGCAGTGCGGCCAGTTCGACCTGGAGCATGGCATCGTCCCAGCCGGCGTTTTCGGCAATCCGATTATCCGCGATTACCAGGGCGCGACGCTGCGTCGGTGTCAGGTGATCAAGGATCACAACTGGAACGACAGCGATGCCGAGTTTCTGGGCTGCAGCCAGACGGCCATGCCCGGCCACGATGACGCCATCACCACCGGCCAGGATCGGATTGGTGAAACCGAACTCGGCAATCGACGCGGCGATCTGCGCCACTTGCGCATCCGAATGCGTCCGGGCATTGCGGGCATAGGGCACCAGCTTGGCAGTCGGCCACTGCTCGATCTTGTCGGCCAGCCACGAAATCGTCATGTGGGTGCTCCCAATCGTTCTGTGGCAACCGCACCATAGGTCTGCCCAGTGGTCACCAGCGTGACCGGCACCTGCGGGAAATTCTGCTGGAAACGTTTGATGGTCACATCAACATACTCGGGCGCAATCTCGGTGGCCCGCACTACGCGGCCAGTGCGTTGCGCAGCAAGCAGCGTGGTGCCGGATCCGCAGAATGGTTCGAACACGATGTTGCCATCGTCGGTGTAGGTTTCCAGAATGTGCTCTGGCAGTGCCACCGGGAATACCGCCGGGTGATCGATGTCCTGTCCAATCTTTCCCTTGTGCCGCATGATGCGGATCACGGAATCCGGAATCTTGGTGTCCTGCGTGGGCGTGCCGGCCGCTGTCCAGCCACCAATCGTCCCATCTTTTTTGCGCATGGCCGTGGAACTGCCGTCCTTGCGTAGATGCGTTTCTTGACCCGCAAATTTGCAGGGCATGATCTTGTTGGCCTGGCGTGCCTGGCGGTTGAAATGGAAGACAAACTCGAACGACGGTGCCAGCCGACCATTCCAGTCGCCAGGCAATCCTGGTCCCTGGTCCCAGACGTACCAGGCAAAACGCCGCCAGCCCTGCGTGCGCATCCAGTCGAGCCAGCCATCCCAGTAGGGTATGACCTCGTTGTCGCGATGGATCAGCCCAAGATTCACCAGCACCTGGCCGTTCGGAGTCATCGGCAGGTTGGAGAAAACGCCGCGCATCAGGGCATCCCAATCAATGATGGTGTTCGTGTAGTCCCGCTGGTTGCCGTAGGGCGGCGAGGTGAAGCACAGCGCAGCCTTGTCGTCGGCCATCAAGGCTGCAACCACGGTGGCGTCGGCAGCATCCCCGCAGATCACGCGGTGCGCACCCAGTTGCCAGACGTCACCAGGACGCGATACCGGATTGACCGGCGTATCAGGTACCTCGTCGGCAGCATCGTCGGAATCAGCCGAGGACTCCTCGGCCGTTCCTTCCCCACCATCCACCAGTAAGTCTTCAATTTCCTCGTTGGTGAATCCGGTCAGCGTCAGGTCATAACCTGACTCCGTAAGTTCCGCCAGTTCGGCGGCGAGCATCTCTTCATCCCATCCCGCATCGAGTGCCAGGCGGTTGTCAGCGATTACATAGGCGCGCTTCTGTGACGGCGAGAGGTGGCCGAGTTCAATGACCGGCACCTCGGACAGGCCGAGCTTGCGCGCAGCGGCCAGGCGACCGTGGCCGGCAATGATGCCGTGGCTACCATCGACCAGGACCGGGTTGGTCCAGCCAAACTCGACGATGCTGGCCGCGAGCTTGGCGATCTGCGCCTCGGAATGCGTGCGCGGATTGCGGGCGAACGGGATCAGCGTCTCGACCTTCCGGTATTCGACGTTCAAGGTTTGGGTCATGGAATGCAAAAACCCGCCACAGTGGGCGGGTCGTAGATTGGGTGGTAACTCGGTTCAAGTGGTAACCGGGGTGGTAACTGGTAACCCCGGTAACCTCGTTGCGCAGTCTGACGCTATCGAAATGCCGCGCTGTCGCCTCCCGCATGGGATTTTTGACAGGAAGGACCCGTCGAATTTCCTGACTGAGAGCGATGTAGCTTCACACCCACACCGCTCGCCAGATCATAGCTGTCATACTATCCAAAATCCGGGGTAGATGTTGCATGGTCAAAAACCGCTGATTGCCCTTGATTGCAGCGCTTACGCGCCTATTGACGCCAATTCACGTCAAAACACTACCGCGCGATGAGACTGCTCGTTGAGTCGCTCAGCAACGATCTGCAATGCCCGTTGCCACCGTCTCCACGCCGTCGTCCGCTCGCAACCAAAGCGACGACAGATGACCCTCCATTCGTATTGCTTGGCACGCATCCAGATCAGGTGGCGCTGCTCCTCCTCCAGCCACTGCACCCAGCGCATCGCCTCCAGCATCCGGTCGATGGCCTCGGGGCTTGGTGGCAGCGGGCGGTACTCGTAGTCCTTGTCCGTGAAGCCTTCCCATTCCTTACGTGCGAACGCTGGCCACACACTGAAGTAACCCTGCACCCTGACCGGAGGCAGTCGCCGTCCTGTCTCTGCCGCCTCGGAAAAGCGGGCTGCCACATCCTCCATCGTCCATTCAACCATGGCGTTTCCCTCCGTACAGGCGATCGCCGATCCGTCGCACGAACTCCCGCTCGACGAAGTCCAGACGGTCGTCCTGCTCGGACACCACGAGGATGTTTTGGTCACGCCAGCCGGACTGTTTGACCGTTTCCAGGTCGGTGGTCTGCGGCTGCAGGCGACCGAGCGGGCAGCGGTATTGCTGTGCTGGGATCTTCACGTCACACCTCCTGCGTCTCGATGGCCCAGTGCAGCAAGGCCAGGGCATCGGCTTCGTTGTCGTCCTTGGGATCGTGACCACGTGACCGTGCAGCTGCGATCATCTCGTCCTTACCGGCATTGCCTTTGCCGGTTGCGTGCTTCTTGATCGTGCCGACTGGCACGCCTTGGTACGGGATGTTCTGGTGCTCGCACCAGGCAGTGAGGTGGCTCATGAAACCACCGTAGGCGTGCGCGGCATCCACGCCCGCGTGACGCCGTACCTCTTCGAAGTACACCGCGTTGATGGAATGGCTGGCCGACAGCAGTTCGTTGAGCCAGCGCTTGAAGCGCAGGAAGCGCATGCCACCCCCTTCGAAACGCTGCGGCTTGAAGCATTCCGTGCCGCTGAGGATGCTGCCGTCCAGGTGGTGCAGCGCCCACCCGGTATTCGTGCCCAGATCGAGGGCCAGGATCGTCGTGTTCATGTATTCAGTCCTTTCTTGTTCTCGGTCTGACGCAGCCGACACGGTTTGTCGAAACATTCCATGAGGCGCGCACGCGCACACGTGTGGCGAGTTACGTGAAAGAGCGTCAGCTGCGTCAGGCAGATGGTTATTCATGAGCGTCAGTTATCGGCGTAGGGGGTGTAGGCGGGTGCAGGTGGGTTCTTGAGACCGAGCCCCTGAAATCCCCGCACACCCATGCTGTTGCGCCATTTCTCGATACCGCGCGTAATGAGCAGATCAGAAAAACGCCGCTGCGACCCGATGAATTCGCCCGCCGCTTCCGCCCATTGCTTCCAGTCGGTGAACAGTTCGGCGGTCAGCGACTTGGCGTTGGGCTCGCGCACGCAACACTCCTCCAGCCAGCGACCCAGTGCATCCTCGGCTTCGAAATACTCCTCAGTTGCTTCCACGACTCGCTGCGGAGGATCAAGCCGCCCCAGGCGTTGCCAGTCGAGGCAGCCCTGCACCGCCCAGGCCAGGATGCCGTCACGCTCGGCCAGCAATTTCTGCTGGAGATGCTTGTCGCGGCGCTCGGGCGGCACGGTGATCGTGAACGGGATCAGGTGCAGTCGCCGCTTCATCGCCTCGTCGATGTTGCGAATCGCGGGCTTGTGGTTGCCGGCCACAAACAGCTTGAACTGTGGGAAGAACTCGAAGAAGTCCTGACGCATAAAACGCGCGGAGATCTTGTCTCCCCCGGTCAGGTTCTTGACCTTCGATTCGGCCCAGCGTCGCCCCTGCTCGGTTTCGATGGCCGCCACGAAGCGTGCGCCGCGCAGGCCGGCCATATCGGTCGGATGCCGGTCGGTGCGCGTTTCCATGAAGGTGTCCATCGGCGCATTGGTGGCGTAGTCGCCGAGGATGGTGGCCAAGGTGTTCACGAACACCGACTTGCCGTTCGCGCCTGTGCCGTACAGAAAAAACAGCGCGTGCTCTCGCGTCGAGCCGGTGAGGGCGTAACCGACCATTCGCTGCAAGTAGCTCTGCAACTCTTTGTCACCACCTGTGACCTCGTCGAGGAACTGACGCCAGATCGGGCACTCACCCCCGGGCGTGGCCGTGGTGATTTTCGTCATCCGGTCAGCGCGGTCGTGCGGGCGCTGGCGACCGGTTTTCAGATCAACCACACCACCGGGGGTGTTGAGCAGCCATGGATCGGCATCCCACTCCTCAGTGGTGGCCGCATGCCTGCGGTCCGCGCGTGACAGCCGCTCCACGCCACCGACCGTACTCGCGCTGGCGAGCTTGGCCGCCACTTTGGGATTCTCGGCACGCACGGCGGCATGCCGGCAAACGCTGCGGATCAGATCAGTGGCTGCGAGCGTGTCCTCGGTACGCCAGCGATTGCCATCCCACACCAGCCAGCGGCCCCAGGTCGCCACGTAACGCCAGTCGCGGTGGTAACGTCGGGTGAAGGCCAGCGCCAGCGCATCCTCCGTGCCCCAGACTGACTCGTCGCTGCTGGCCACCGGATCAGCATCCACGGTTATGTCGTGCATCTGCAGGCGCGGGCCATGAGCGAGAAAGGCCGCAACGTCAAAGCCCTCGGCGATGGCGTCGGCCGCATCCCATCCTTCAGCCGCTTCCTCTGGCGGGTACAGGATGTGGCAGGTTTTCGCGCCCGCAGACAAGATGGCCTGCGCTGCCTGCGTCGCATAGTCCCAGCCCGGCTTGTCGCGGTCAGGCCAGATCAGCACGGACTTGCCGGCCAGCGGCGACCAGTCGGTTTTCTCCACCGGGGCATTCGCACCGTGCATCGCCGTCGTGGCGGTGACGCCCGCATCGATCAGCGCCTGCGCGCATTTCTCGCCCTCGACCAGCACAGCCTGACTGGCCGAGGCCAGGCCCGGCTGGTTGTAAAGCGGGCGCGGCTCGGGCGGTGTCATCTTGCGCCGCTTGGCATCCCACGGGCGAAACTCCTTCTTCCGTCCGGGCGGGTCGTAGCGGTAAACCACCGCGATCAGATTGCCGGCTGCATCGTGGTAGTCCCACTTTGCGGTGGCCGGACCAAGGTCATCGACAGGTGGCTCCTTCTTGGCCTTGCGCGATGGCGTCGACGGTGCTTGCCCAAGCAGATCTGCCGCGTGCTGAAGCACACGCGGGAAATCCGTCTGAACATTGGCGCCCAAGTGGGCCGCAATGAGATCGAAAATGTCACCGCCATCACCGGTTGCACGATCGGTCCACAGCCCGGCCTTCTCACCATCGAGGACAACCTCGAGACTATCGCCTGGGCTGCCAAGCACATCGCCGATGAGGAATTTCCCTTTGCGCTTCTTGCCTGCCGGGAACAGAGTGGCCAGGACCGATTCCAGTCGAGCAACGAGATCAGCCCTTAACGACTCACGTGTCACCCCGTTGTCCTGTGGCAACTCAACAGAGGCTTGGTTGAAATCAAGCATTCGACGCGCCCCCCTGTGCCAGCATCCAAGCTTCCAACTCCTGCAATTTGAAGCGCACGAGCTTGCCGACCCGGTAATGCGGTACGCCAAGCCGCTGGCGCTCCTTGGGGTGCGTGAGCAAGTACCTCGGCAGATTCAGGCAATGAGCCGCCTCGCTTGCATCAACTAAGTGCTCGCCAAGTACAGCGGTGATTGATGAAGGGTTCATGGTGTATTCCTCCAGCACCGGTCCTGCCATGCGCACATCCGGCACTCAAAGTGGGTGGATTCGAGAAAGCTGCGTGGTAGCAACTCTCCGGCATCCGTGGCCGAAATCACCTTCAGCGCGCGGTCGGACATACGCTGGGCCAGTGCCCCATCGAACGGCACCAGTTCGGTGTAGATCTCCATGGTGTCGGCATTGATTGCCGTGAAGATTGCCGGCTGTTCATGCAACTCCAGATAGGCCTGGTAGATCGCTACTTGCGCGGCGTAGATCGGCTTGGCCACGGCCAGCCTGTTTTTTTCCAGGTCACGCCACGACTTCGAGCCGAGGCACTTGCATTCCCAGAGCGCTGGGTAAGCAAAGCCCTCGGGGCCATCGACGATGACGCCGTCGATGTGCCCCTGCAGGCGTCCGCCGACCGCCAAGAAACCGAACTGATCGCCACTGGGTTTGCGGGTGCGCAGATCGAACCCGGCTGCCCGCAACCACTCGACCATGCAGTCTTCCATTACATGGCCACGCTCAAAAATGCGTAACAAGCGCCCATCATGGTCACGGCCATGATCGACCGGCGCCTTGGCAAACTCGTACTGCAGGGCTCGTTCGCATGACGCTCCGAGACGTGAAGCACCCAGGTACTCACGCTGCGTCTGAGTGGATCGCACGCGCTGCATCCCGGCGTCGACCAAGGCGGCGATCTGTCCAGAAATGCTGGAAGAGGAGTTGAAGTCCATCATGACTTGCCTCTCTTCCCGTCTTCCCAGGGCAGGTCATCCTCCAGATCCGCGAACGGACTCGCCAGCGGATCGGGTGTAGGCGGCATGCCCCGCACTGGTGGGAATTTGGTCGCCTCGTGGTGCACGACCATCGCATCGGTGTAGCAGGTCACGATGGCATCGATCACGCGCAGCGCCTCCGCTTCGGAGTAGTCGCCGAGCGGCTTAGTGAATCCGATCGCGCCTGCTGCCTCGCCGAACGCTTTGAGACAACTGCGCATGGCCGCCAACTCGACATCAGACGGATCGATCATGACGACCTCCCTGATGTCCTTGCCGCCATCCTTGACGCGCAGCCAGTTGCCATACAGTGCGTGAAACGCGTCCTGGCAGCGCCGGGAGCAGAACACCCAGTCGACGGGGTAGCGACGAGGGTTGCCGACGCGATGCTGGTTGTCGGAATAGCCGAAGCCCCTGGCCTGTCGTTTGCAGACCCAACACTTTCCGCTCATACATGACCGCCTCCCGGCTGCGATCCACACCGGGCACGGACGACATGCTCAGCGCAGAAGGCATCCAACTCGACATAGTCGTTCCGGATGGTGGTTGTGCCGATACGCACACCTTTCGGATGGCGGCAGCGAGCGATACGCAAGCCGCCAATGTTGCTGGCACTGGTTGGATCGAGATGATGGCAATTGCCACAACGTTTTCCGTTCATGCCTACGCTCCTACTGTGCCCAGGCTGGCTTGCCAGTGGCAGCCGGACGCTGAGGAGTCGCATGGGACGGAGTCGCCTGCGCTGGCGTAGCGGAACTGCCACCGCTCGGCACCTTGGGCGCCATTCCCATCAGCGCTGCGTAGTCCTTGTGATCGGGTTCGACGGCCAGTTTGACGACGTTGCGGTTCTCGCCCTTGGCGTCCTTCTCGACATCCACTCGGGCCAGGAACTCGATGCCATCCAAGTCGGCGAAGCCGTTGATGCGCCGGGCAGTGGCGGCTTGGGGTGAGTTGTCGTGAGGCGAGACATTGCGAGCGGAATTGAGGATGCCGCGAATCATGCTGCGGCCCATCTGCCCCCAGGCTGGCCCTTTGCGGGATTGCAGGCCGATGTTCGACCACATCTTGCGTTTGGCAAACGGGCCTTCCAGCACGACGAATTCGCAGGCGAGGTAGACGCTGCCGGTATCGAAGCTCTCGGTGGCATAACCCCCGGTCCAACCCTGGGCAGGATCGTCGTGGCCGCCCGGCTTGATCGTCATGCGTACCTTGACGAGCGCACCCTTGGGGATGAGATCAAAACCCTGTTGCTGTTCTGCATCGTTGAAGTCCTGCCATGTGTTCTGGTTCATGTGTTTCTCCTTGAATTGGGTCAATGCGATGGATTGGTCTGCGGCCTCAGTTGCTCTGGGTGCCGAGGCATTTCTGGATGAGCTTGCCGAGATCCGGCTCCTCGATAGCGTCAAGGCGGCCACTGCGGTCCTTGCTCGGGTAGCCAAAGGTGTTGTCGGCGCGGGTGACAAAACCACGGTAGGTCGTGCCGTCGTCGGCCTTGAGAATGGCCAGGGTCACGACCTCATCGAGGACGCCTGGTAACTCCAGTGCGGTCTTACTGCCTTCCAGTTGCAGCTGGTAGTAGCGTCGGTTGAAGTCATCGGTCTTCTCCTCGAGGATGGCGACGTAGATGACGTGCTTGTCCCGGACGTGTTGCAGGTGCGTGAGCGCCGTGATCATTTCCTGGCCCAGCAGGCCGTAAGCGCCCCGACTATCCGGTTTGCCGTTTTTCTCGCTGAAGGCCTGCGGCTGGGTCTTGCACCAAGCGAAGCACAAGCGCGAGAGCACGGTCAGGCTGTCGACGAAGTAGGTGTCGTATTTGGCCAGTTGTGCCGGGTCGCCATACCGGGCGCAGACATGCTCGAAGTGAGCCTGCGAAAACGCCTGTTCGGCGGTGGCGGTCGGCATGGGGCCTGCGAGGAACACCACGAGATCGCGGAACTCTTGCCAAGTGCGCGGCCGCACGGTGTCACCCGGCCAGTCGCGCACCGAGAGGTCCCCGGCCTCGAGATCGACGAACAGTGTGGAATCGGCCGGCAGGGTCTTAAGCTGGGTGGTCTTGCCGACACCAGGGAAACCGACCAGTCCGACCTTGGCGCTATGCCGCTCGCGCATCCGTTCGTCGGCTGAAATGATGGGTAGAGACATTACGCGGCCTCCTTGAGCAGATCGGCGACTTCAGGCCGCCAGAGGATCTGGTAGCCGGAGTGCCCATTGCGGGAGTACGGCAAGGCTTCGCCCCATGCCTGGCCGGCATCGGTCAGTTCCCACTCATCGCGGTCGTTGCGACTCTGGAAACCAAGAGCCGACAGCCTGAGGTTGACCGCCCTGGCCGACAGACCGATTTGCTCACCGAGCTTTGTCGGATTCACCGCCGCCAGAGGATCGTTGCAGGCAGGCAGCGCCCGGCGCATGGTCTCCACCGACAATCCGGTGTTCTCCTGAATGCAGGTGAGCGTTGCCGCCATGGCGATGCCGTGCTTGACGCCGGGCACCTTGGCCACCGCCTCGCCGATCATCAGTAGGGCGGTGACGCGGTCCTGGGTCGGGGCCGGCAGTGCGGCAATCGCGCCGTGCATGGCATAGGATCCAGTTTTACGGATCGAGGGCAGAACCTCGTGGGTCACCCAGCGCTTGAAGCGCTTGGCTTCGGGCTTGCGGCTGCCGAGCACCAGGTTGAAGAGACCGGACTCGTTGACCACGGTCATCTCCTGCTGCCCGCCAGGGGTGTGAATTGAACTCACACCCTTCTCGTCGTCGTCCAGGCGCTCAAGCGCCTTGCGATCGAGACTCAGAGTGGACAGCAGGTCGGCGGCGACGAACCTCGGCTCGCCGTCCTGGCCAATGACAACACGCACATCATGCGACTCGAAGTCGAAGGCAACGATCTGGTTCATTTCGTCACCTCCACCGCGATCACGCCCACCGTGTCCGAGCCGAGGCAGCCATTCTCACGGGCCAGGGTGTAGAGGCTGTCGAGCGCACTGCGGCGGCGGTGGATGCTCGCGCTCTCGGCATTGAGGGTCTGGATGGCGAAGGCCACTTCATCGAGAGTGGCGTCGAGCAGGGGCTTCTCCACCAGGTTGCCGTAGCGGTCCTGATAACGGATCGCGGCGGTCAGGTGTTCGCCGGTATAAGCGCCGAGCTTGGCTTGCAGGGATTGATGCAGGGTTGCGGTTTTCATTCGTGATCCTCCTGGACTAAGGCAATCCGATAGCTGGTTTTGCCGGGTTTGACGGTGCGGGCCTTGGCGAACGTCTCCTTGAGGGTCGTTGGCCACGCGTTGAAGCGGGTCTCGGAAATCGAGTAGTCGGTGTCGATGTAGTCGCTGACCTTGTCGCCGGCGGCGGCAATGCGCTGAGCGATTTCGGCCAGTTGCGGCTGATCCCAAACGACCTTCTTGGGCACGTCGACCGTGATGCGCAGTGGTCCATCGGAGAGATGGCAGACGCCGAAGTCCTTGCCGGATGCTTGCCTGACTGCCACGGCTTGCTCGGCATAACGCTGATCGAGCGCAGCATGGAAGCGATCGAGCACGCCCTTGACCAAGGACTGCAGGGTCAGCAAATTAGTGTGTGCCTCTTGCAGTTGTGCCGGCGGCAGCGCGGCGATCTGAGCAATGCTCATTTCAGCCAACGGCATGGCCTGTTCGATGTCGACGGGTGAAGTGTGAGAAGTCATCATGTCGGCTCCCTCACTTCGCCACGCGCTCGGAGGTCGAGTCGTGCAGCGCGCTATATTCGAAGTCGATGACGGCTTCGAGGGGATAACTGACTCGCTTCGACAACTTGAGGTAGCGAGGTCCGCGACCTTCGCTGCGCCAGCGCTGCAAAGTTTTGGGGCTGACACCCCATCGCTGTGCGAGCTCGTTTTCGTTCAGGACCCGGCGGTCGCCAGGTGCCAGGCTAGTGATCGCCGGGTGGGACGACCGAGGGATGTTGCTTGCCGGTGTCGGCATATAAACCTCCAATGACGTTGTTGAGGAAGAGATGTCATTGGAAAATTTCGGTGGCGAACATAAGAGGGACGGAATGGCGAACCACGAGGAAACTTCTGGTTCGCCATTGCCTGGAGCACAGAAGCGAAAACGGCGAGCACAGGGCTCGCCGTCTTGGCAGGTGTATTGGCGTCAGTGGTTCAGTTCGCGAACCCCAGCGCTTTGCGTTGCTCGCCCCAATCACGAGGCAGCTGGTCACGGCGGCCGCGCAAGGTGTGAAGATTCAGGTCACGGGGCTGGCGACCGTCAAGGACGGACTCAATGATGTCCGGCGCCAGCGTGGTCAAACGCAAAACTTCCGCCACCCAACCTGGCTCGAGCTTCAATGAACGGGCCAAGTCATTCGCCGTGGGATAGCGCCCCTCATCGAGCAGGCGCTGCCAGTAGAAAGCTTTGCCCAACATCCTGATCATCGGCAGATCGTGGCCACCGGTTCCCAGCACAGAGTCGTCCCCAGGTGGCGGAATCATGACCTTGCGATTCTGCTTGCGACGGATGGTAAGCGGCACCACTGTTACCCGCTGTTGGCCAGTGGTGTAGTTGCGGGCATCGCCGCCGATGTCGATACGAACCATCCGCAGCCGGGGATTGTCGGCCTTCATGGCTGGTTTGCTTGGTTGCCTCATGCGAACGCCTCCTCCGTGGATTCCTTCATCTCCTCGACCAAGGGGTGTGCGGCAATGTCAGCCCCCAGGCCGAGCCAACCATCCTCGCGCCAAAGGATGTCCAGTCCCTGCCCGTGGAGTTGGACACGCTCGATCAGCAGTTGCGTGATCCGCTGCTGCTCGATCGGAAAAAGTTGTTCCCACACTGCGCCGATGCGTTGCATGGCAATCACCACATGCGCTTCATCGAGTTCGGCACCCGCAGCGTGCTTCTGGCAGGATCGCCACGTGGCCACCAAAATCTCTGGCGAGCGCAGGGCCAGATGGATCTGCTCCAGAACAGCAGATTCAATCTCGGCTGCGGGCAGCGCGCCAACATCCGCAGCCCCCGGTTGCAAGGTGGCTCCGGCATTTCGCCGCTTGTGCAGGTAGGGCACGTAATAGCGGTAGAGGCGTCCGTTTTTCTTCTTGGTGAAATGGTGAATCATGCGCTGCCCATCAGGGGCAAACAGCAGACCCGCCAGCAGTGCCGGGTGTTCAGTGCGTTGCTCGCGCGGGCCTTGCTTCCGCCGTTCGATGAAGGCGTGGGCGGCATTCCAGAGCTCCGGAGAAACGATGGCTTGGTGTTGCCCCGGATAACTCTCTCCCTTATGCACCATCTCGCCAAGGTAGATGCGATTGCGCAGCATGGCGAACAAGTATTGTTGATCGATCGGTCGGCCCGGCCGATGCTGTCCTCCCTGCGTGACCCAGGACTTCGTAGTGTGGCCCTCGATGGCAAGTTCTCGCACCAGCTGCGCAGCCGAACCATGCTCGGCATAGCGGCAGAAGATGCCGCGCACCAGTTCGGCCTCGGGGGCATTGACGATCAATTTGCGCTCGACGACGTCGTACCCGAGGGGCGGCATCCCGCCCATCCACATGCCTTTGGCCTTGCTCGCGGCAATCTTGTCGCGGATACGCTCACCCGTGACCTCGCGCTCGAACTGCGCGAAGGACAGCAGGATGTTGAGTGTGAGCCGCCCCATGGAGGTCGTGGTATTGAACTGCTGGGTGACGGAAACGAACGACACCCCGTTGCGATCGAACACGTCGACCAGTTTGGCGAAATCTGACAAGGCCCGGGTCAAGCGATCGATTTTGTACACCACGACGATATCGATCTTGCCAACCTCGATATCGGCCATGAGACGTTTGAGCCCGGGACGATCCAAGTTCCCACCGGAATAGCCACCGTCGTCGTAGCCATCGCCGACGGCAACCCAGCCTTCGTGGCGCTGGCTGGCAACAAATGCCAGGCCAGCATCCCGCTGCGCTTCCAGGCTGTTGTATTCTTGGTCCAGTCCCTCGTCGGTAGATTTGCGCGTATAGATGGCGCAGCGTTTTTTGGGGACGATAGGCTGCGAAGGCGTCGCCATGGTGCGGTTCGCTCTCATGCTGCCTCCTGCTTGCTGCGTGTCTTGAGTCCAAAAAATACCGGACCTGACCATGGGCATCCGGTGATGACCCTGGCCACCGCCGTCAGGCTCGTGAAACGCTGCCCCCGGTATTCGAAGTCGCGCACACCGCGCACCAGAACATGGTGTTCGACATCATCATAGATGCGCGTCAGGATGGTGCCCGGCAGGAGGCGATCGGCCTCGCGCTGAAGATTCTTGGGCAGCACGCCGGTCTCGCCGATGCTCTCCAGTTTGCGCCGTACCGATACCTTGAGACCGCCGAACGCCCGCTCCTGAAGCTTGTAAGCCAGTCGGCTCTCCAGCCAGGTACGGTGATGATGATTCGGTCGCTGATCGAAATGCTCGTCCCACAATGCCCAGATGCTGTCCATGGGCAGCAGGGGAAGTTGAGCGATGCGAGCCGAGATCGTTGCTGTATCGGGCAGGGGTGCGTGTGTCGTCATGGGCGAACTCCTTCTTGCTGGTTGGGGTTCGCATTCACGCGCTGTGGGTGGGAGAAGCCAAGACAAACCGGCTCTCTACGAGCAGATTTATCTGGATCGTCTGACGCTGAATTTCTGGTGCGCAGTCGCAACAACGCTGCAGAGAGCAAGTCGGCGATTTCTTCGTACGCGTGCCGGGGGCTTGGGCCCCCCCGGTCGATGGAGATGAGTTCGATGTCGTGCATGATGGTTAGCGTTCCATAAGGTAACGCTGCTCATGCTATGTACGAAGGGGACTCCGAGTAACGCGTTTTGGCGGAAGTCTGCGCATTGGCGCGCAGTTTCCGTTACCGAACCGGCAATTGGCCGTTCGAGATGAACTGGTCGTAACTATCGAAGCTGTCGCCGTCCTGCCATGATTGATCCCACGGTCGCGGCTCGGCTGATTCCAGCAGCAACAAGCTGAGTACCCGATCGCGCTCGCTGTAGGTGTGCTTGAACTCCGTCAGCTTCATGTGCGGTGCCTCCTCGGCACACCAGACGGCAGCCGACAAAGTGATGCCGTTCCATTCCTGTGTCACCGAGGTATCGGCAGCCACGGTATTCGGTAGCGGCTCCTGCGGATCATCCGTGCGCCGCACCTTGGCTCGCGTCATAACCGCCGCCCTGCTGCGGGACTCGTAATCCAGATAACCGTTGTCCCAACAGACCAGGATTGCGCGCTGACTCGTGTGCTGGATAAAGCGGATGCACAAGGCTTCGAACGACACGTCGAATTGCTTCGCCAGGTCACTCAGCAGATGCAGGTCGACATGCGAGCCATTGATGCATTTGCCGAACACATCTCCCGGCATCAGGAGATTGCTGGCGAAGACGTTGGCTTCACGCTCGATCACCGCCATGGTGTCCGAGCCCGAGTAGACGCTGGACTTGTCGCAATTGAAGCCGCCTTCGGGCGGTTGAGCGCGATGCAGTACGAAATGGCCAAGCTCGTGGGCGATGGTGAAACGCCGCCGCTCCGGCCTGGCAGAGCCGTTGTAGAAAATGCCCCACTCGGCGGCATCGCTCGGATTACGAACCAGTGCCCCCTCGCAGCCAGACCACGGCGCAGGTGCCGGCGGCTTGATTTCCTTGACGCCCTTGCCATAGGGCGTCGATGGAAGCATCTGCCGGATCAAGTCGAGATCAGTAACCAGAGGCATCTCACCGCCAAGGTAAGCCCGCATCCATTTGATGATGTTGTACGCGGCCTTGGGCGGCGTGAGTACCTCCGCAGTCACTTCTTGTCTCCGTCCTTGCGCGAGCCAAACATCACTTCGAGCGCCTGCCGGTAACGCCGCTTCTCCTCCTCCGGCATGCCGACATACTCGCGGAAGAAAACGACATCATCGGGCGTGGCCTCAGGTGCTTCATCAACGGGCTCTCCCATGAGGTCACCCATCGTTACACCCAATATCTTCGCAATGGCCTGGATCCGTTCGGCGGAAGGCCGCTGCCCCGGTTTTTTCTCCAGTTCCCAGATATAGGCCTTAGTACAGCCGACCGCGTCGGCCACCTGCTGCAAGGTCAGTCCTTTGGCCTCGCGCAGGCTTCGCAGGCGTATTCCAAACGCCGAACCCATGGCGATGCTCCTGTCTCGTCAATAAATCCTGATAGGACTGAAAGTATAGCTCTGTGATACAGGAAAACGCCAGATGTTCCTTGCTTATTGACAAGCGGATAAGAGGGGAACAGAATCACGCTGTATCACGCTGCTTTACTAATGCGCGATATAAGTTTAGTAACCATAGTCGCCGGCCAGCGCTTCGATTTCCTCGTTCGCAGACCTCCGACGCCATTTCGGAAAGGACTACGAAGATGAAAAAGACTTGGGTCGAAGTGCTGCTCGAACTGCCGGTGGACGCCGGGCTGCGCGACTTCTTGACGGACAATGGGCTGACCATGCCCGCTGGGTTTACCTGGACTGATGCGCCAGAAACCTCGCAGGCGCTGGTGGATGCCTTGCTCACTTGTCCGGACGTGACGGTGCGCGATCGGGTGGCGGCGAAACTCCGTGCCAGTGTTGAATTGGGCGACGCCGCCGGCAAACAGGCCATGTTCCAGGTATCGACGGGCAATGCGGCTGCACTGGCGGGACTGGTGGCCTGCCAGAGCGACATGCACCGTTCGTTCTGGCTCTACGCAAAGCACCCAGACCTGTTCGATCGCGCGGGCGACGTCGATCATTTCGAGCGTCACGGCGGACAGGCCCAACAGCACGATCTCGGCGTATGCCGCCGGCCCAACACCTCGGAGCCGGCCATGACAGGATTGCGTCAGGCCGTATCGTCGTTCTACCAGCGCGAGATGCAATGCGGCGACCGGAGCAAGGCCTATGTCATGGAACGCAGCCCTGGGGTTTTCTTGCTGAGCGTCCACGTCAAGGATCTGGCGATGCTGCAATTGGAGTTCGAGGGTGACGACCTCAAGCGTCGTGTGGGCAACCCGAACATCCATTCGGTACTGGAATACTCGATGGCCACCGGCGTGACCCGGACCCTGGTGAGGGGCGGCGTCAAATACCATCAGATGCTGCTCGATGCGTTCGCCGAGCATCTGCTGGGCGTGAAGGTCGATGCCCAACGCATCAAGCCGCCGACGCTGGACTTGTCGGTATTGAGCCTCGGCTTCAACGTGCCAGCCGCCAAGGCCGATGGATTCGATGTCCTGCAGGTGAAATCGATCTCCGTCCTCAGCCCCAGCTCGGCATTGAAGTTGGATTGCACGGCGATGGCGTCCAGTGATCAACGTTGCGTGACGGATCTGCTGCAGGACGAGTTTCCCAACGAGAATCCCCTGAGCCGGGGTTGGCTGGTGACGGCCGCGCACATCAATCTCTACTACCCGCCCGAGCCTGGAAAGATGCGCCCCAAGGTGGTGACCATCGAGGTCACGCGCAAGGGGCGTCTGAACCTGCATAAGTTTGACGCCGAGATGCAGGCACAGTTGGAGAGCTATCTCGTCACCTTGGGCATCCTGCAGCCGGGCCAGACGCTCTCAGCCCACGAGGTACCACCGGACGTCGAGACCACGAATCAGCAGCCGGTGTACGAGGACTAACCAGTGGCGAGCCACGATGCCTGGGCACTGGTGTGCCGTCTGTTTACCGGCGGCACACCCTTGGCCCGCAGCATGTTATCGCCTGGCGAGATTGCCGCGTCCAGCGCCCTTGGCAAGGCGGTGAAACCGGCAGCCCTGAATCAAACCCATACGCTCTGCCCCTACTGCCAACTCCATCGATGTCAGATCTGGAGCGACGGGAAAGGCGGACGCTTGTGCCATTGCCCGGAGTGTGGCCAAGTCTCGGTGCAGGCGGATGACGTGGCCGCGCAGGAACTCGATGAGGAGTGGTTTCGGGCAAAGTTGCGGCTGGCCATGGATATCAATAGCCGGGATGGGATCATCGATCTCGGTTCCGGCGTTTGGCACCTGGGTGAGGCGCGACGTGATCCGGTACTGCTTGCGCGCAGCCTGATCAATGTCTGGCGTGAGCCCACGATCCTGGACCGGGTCCGGGTAAAGGGTGGAAACATCCGCGTGATAGCACCTCGGCACCGGGAAACGCGGGGAGAGCCATTTGGGTATGGCGTGGAGTGGTTGTCACTGGAGGAACGATTCGCTTTCTACGGCGGCGGAATCACCTACACCCCGCTGGCCGAGACAGCCGGCATGCCAGAGGTGGCAGATCCGACCACACCTGTCTTTGGTCCGTTCTCGGCAGATTTCCGGTGGGTCACGTTGGATAGTTGGCCGGAGGGAGCCATCCACTGCACGCCAGGCCAGGCTGCCGTCTTCAAAGCGCTATGGGAATTCAAGGGCGAGTGGCGTCGAGGGGAACAGGTAATGCTGCGCGCAGGACTCAACAGCACGAAGCCGAGTGACGTTTTCAAGGCGGCGCGATACGAGGGGCCTCGTCACGCCTACCAAACACTCGTGGATACCCAGGAACGCGAAGGGCTGTATGCAATGCCGTGTGCAGCCAAGCAGTGA